ATGCTACATTAAATTCTACTTTAGTTGCATCATTTTTGCCACTTGGAGATAATACTTCATTTGTATTGTCTGTAATAACAATACCACTACTTATGATTGACCATTGGCTAAAATCCTCCGAATAAGTTAATAAATTAGTCCTACTCGGCTCAAGTTTTAAAGCTCCTTCACTATCATCTTTATAATCTATTCTAGGCATTCCAGCACCAACTGTTTCTATTAATCCTTCTTTGTTTACTACAGTAGCACTTGATGCTCTTTCAAAGTTAAAAGGTAAAGGTTTAAAGTTACTATTCTCATCATTATAAGCAAGGATAGTATCTTTCTTTCCGTACCATTCTCCGTTACCAAATTTTAATGTGTTTGCCATTTTATAATGCTTTTAAGTTTAATTCTGTTACTAATTCGTTTAATGAACGATAGCTTGTTAGCGTTTCTAATTCAAGGTCTGTTAGTGCTGTATCGTAGTACGCTATTTCTTTTGTCTTACCATAGAAAGGAACATTCCCATCTCCATCATCAAATCTTACCTCATTTAAACCTACTGGTGTTGCTCCACTTGTATCTGTTAAAACCTCAAAACCATTTACCCACATTGCAAAATCATTTAATTTATATTTTACAAGTATTTTATTAAAAAGTGTTACATCACTTATTGTAAATCTTTGCAACACTACCGCTGAACCACTTGAAACAACTCTAAATTCTAACTGATTTGATGTGGTATAATACTGTATTCTTATAGAATTACTATAACCTCCATTCGATAAGGTTAGAACTCTATTTGTTCCATCATCAGCCAGAGCAGCGATATCAGCAAACAATACTCCTTCACTATCATTAAACACCTCGCTATTACCAGCACCACTTGAAGTATCAGCAGCACGTGTGACTGATGAGCCAGAGGTAGGTATGTAAGATGTAGCATAGCTTCCGACTTCTAATTGTCCTCCCCATAAGTAAATATTATTATTAGTGCTACCCGTGTAAGTAACATTCCTTGCTGCATTTAAATCATCATTTACCATATTAACTGATATTGCTGATGTGGCTGTGGCTAATGCCTCAAAAGTATATGTACACCTATACCATCCATTTCCGTAATTTTCAATATTTGCAGTTCCACCAGAAACAATACTTACAACCCCATTTTCTAAATCAAAATTTGCCCTACCACTACCAATAGCAGATGTTGATGTTGGTGTTAATTGTATTACGCTTGAACTTCCTTTCTTTGCGAAAACAGTAATTGTATAATCAACATCATCAGTTAAAGATATAGAACCTATATAAATTCTATGTATGTTATTTTCAGAATTTTCAGAAATTAAATCTGCATTCTGTAATCCATTTGGAGATATTATTTGATTTTCTAAAACTGTTACTCTATCGTTAGTCCATTGAGTAAAATCTTCACTATAAGTAAGTAGGTTCGTAGCACTATTTTCCAACAAAAGAACACCCTCTGTACTATCTGTATAATCTATTCTTGGTATATCACTACCAACTACTTCAATTAAACCTTCTTTGTTTACTCTTGTTGCAATGCTATTTCTAGTAGTTGTAAAAGGTAAAGGTTTATAGTTGTTATTGTCATCATTATAGGCTAACGTAGAGCCTTTTTTTGTAGCCCAAGTCCCATTACCAAATTTAAGTTTCTGTGCCATATCTATTCTATTGTGTATAATTGTCCGTTAGCCATATCTGAAAAAGATGTCCAAGACGTTAGTGTTTCTAGTTCGCTATCTGTTAATACTGAATCGTAGTATTGTAGTTGTTTAGTTTTTCCGTAGAAAGCAGCCCCACTACCGCTATAACCATCATTAAATCTTAATTGATTTAAACCAATTGGGCTATTACCATTTATAGATGTTAATATTTCATATCCGTTTATGAATAATGCAAAATCATTTTGTTTATACTTTAAAGCTATTTTGTTAAATATTGTGGTATCATAATTTCCAAACCCATTATTTAACACTAAATCTCCATCTGATACCGCAACAGTACCAATGGCATCAGTTAAATAAATTGATAACCTATTTGAAGATGTTCCATCACTTAATGTAATTCTTTTAGTTGAAGCATTTTCCTCTAAAGCATTTGCTTCAAACATCAAAACACCTTCTGAATCATTAAACGTATCTGCATCTCCAGAGCCATCAGCAGTTTCTGCTGAACGAGTTACTGCACTTCCGTTAGTTGGTATATAGCTTGTTAGATAAGAGCCAACTTCTAATTGAGCGCCCCAAATATAAACACCACTTGTTCCATCTCCTGTAAAAGTAATATTGTTGTTTTTGCTTAAATAAACACTTGTTTTAGCAGATGTAGCATTTAATGTTATTGTTATAGAACATCTATACCACCCATTACCATAATCTTCAATTTTAGAAGCATCAGGTGCTGCAATAAATTCATCTAATATAGTTCCATTTTCTAAATCAAATATTCTTCCTTGAGTTGCAAGTAGTAAACCAACCTGTTTTATTTCATCTGCTTTTGCAAAAATAGAATAAGTATATTTAGAACCTGAAGAAAGACTTGAAATTGTATCTTCCATTCCGTGTGTTCCACTAACTGACGTATCTATTAATTTATCAGCATTTAAAGTTCCATCAAGCGAAATTGCAGTATTAGGAGAAATAGATGACCTAAACTTACTCCAAGCAGCGTTATCAAATTCTTCTGAATAAGGTATTAAATTAGTCCTCTGTGGCTCTAAAATATGATGTGGACATCCTACAACCTTACCATCAATCATTGGATAGTTTAATCTTGATACTCCGTTTCCAACTGTTTCTATCAGTCCTTGTGAGTTTATTCTTGTTGCTGACCCACTACGAGTAAAGGTAAAATCTCCTACACCACTTGATGGTAGTACAGAAAACAACTTGCTTCCTTGAGCAGCTGGTATTAATGCTAATTTTGGTTTTGCCATTGTTTTAGTTTTGTATGTCTTGTATTCCTATTGTATGTATTGCATCAGCTAAACATTTAACTGCTTCAACTTCTTGTCTGTCATTCATATTGAACTGTCCTTGTATCATTTCAGTTGATGTTCCAATAGAAGATGCAGTATCTATTGTGTTACCCCACCAAGAACTATCGTATATTTCGTTTGCCATCTTTTTCTTTTTTTGTTAAGTATTTCTTTAGCTTTACAATATTATGTTTTTTTGGTTTATATCTACCCATTATAATACCCAATTACTTGAATTTACATCTTTATCTGGATATACATCAGAATCTGTATTACTTGTATATTCTGGAAATAAAGTACTATTAAAACAAATGTAGTCTACAAATCTTCTTGTGTAATATTCTGCAAAATCTCTTTGTTTTTGTACTAAAAAATCAACTTCATCTTTTGTTGCACTTTCAGAATTTTCTGATGTGTGTTTAAATACACCACCATTCTTTACTTGATATGCTGCAAATGGTAAATAATCAACCATAGCATAATGTATCAACATTGGTTGTATGTAATCTGTAACTAAAGATAAATAATTACCAGTTAAACTATCTGCAATTATATCTGCTGATATTTTATCATACAACTTACTTCCTAAATAGTTTTGTATGTGTATCTCTTGTGCTATCTTAATAAATTGTATAAATTTATCTGTATCAACGTTACCATCAACAATACTATTCTTTACTAAATCTGTTCTACTTATGAATAATGCAGTTGCCATCTATTATCTCTTTTTATTTACAAATCCGTTATTTGGCATATCCGTTGGTCTTTTTGCAACTTCTTTAGCATTTACCTCTGGTTTAAAACCCTCTTTTTTAGCTTTATTTACACTTACTTCTGCATTTGGATTACCTACATCTGGTTTAGTACTTGGTTTTTTTGCTTTGTAAGTCTTTCTCATCCAAAAATGATGACAATCTCCACCACCTTTATAAAGCCATATATCATAAGTATCAGCTCCGTTTAAACCCCAACCAGCATTAACTGCTCTTTGGCTCATTTGCTGAATATCTTCTTTTCTGTATATCTTTTTTGCTGCAACCATTTTTGAACAAAACTCTCTACTATTATTACTTGTTCTTAAAGGTGCATATTGATATCTTACTTTGAATTGTACTCCTTCTTCATTTTCTCCATCTTGCTCACTTTTTGCATTTGGTCTAGCAGTACCAGTTGTTGCTAAATTCCAAACTTTTGATAATACAGATAATTTAGGATTGTTTAATTTATTTAATTCTTCGTCTAATTCATCTTCTGCATCATAATCAACTTTTCTTTCATCAATCAATTCCCAGTTTTCTAAATCTTCATCTTCTCCAAATTCTTCTAAATCAGAAAATACCTTTGACATCTTAACACCAGTTTCTTCTTCTCTTGTTTCTTCGTCTTTTACATTATCTAAATCCAAGAACTGTAATGGTTGTAACGTCTTAAAGTATAGATTTAAAGCAATATCATTAAAAGCAAGTATTTTATCAAACGCATCAGTTAAAAGTTCTTGAAAAGGTACTATAACTGTGTTATGCATTAAGATAGATGCAGTTTTTAACTCATCTGCATTATTACCAAGTCCACTTGAATCTTTTATACCTAATAACATAGGAGATACAATTCTGTGAGATACCATTATCTTCTTTTGTGATTCGTCACTTAAAAATT